CAGCCCCGATTGCGGGGCCGGACCATGCTCATGTACGGGCCGAGATTCGGCGGGGAGAGGAGTCCGACGACTATCACGCTAACGAAACGCACAGGTCGTGCAGCCGCGTCAAAACATTCCTTGACGGGCCCACCCTGTACCACAAGCGGTACGTCGCCAAGACCCTGCCGCCGTACAGCAGTGCCGCCATGGATCACGGCACCCTGCTGCATCGGTGGCTTGAGGAAGGCGACAACTTCCTTGCGTTGCTTGTGGCCCCTCCGGAATCAACCCTAACAGCAACGGGGCTCGTAGGCAAAGAAGCGGAAAAGTGGGTCAAAAACGAGGCTCCGGCGGGGGCTGTCGTCGTCTCCCCGAAGGAGAGGGCCCAGATTTTGGCGGAGGTGGAGGCCATCAAGGGGCACCCCGCCGCCCGGTCGCTGATCGAGCGGATCGCTGAACATGAGATCAGCGTCTACTGGCAGACGGACGAAGGCGACCGACTCAAGTGCCGGTTCGACGGGCTCACCAGCGACGGCATCGTCCTCGACCTGAAGACGACTCGCGACGAAAGCATCCGCTCCGACTGGTGGGGCTCGATGCTCAAGTTCCGCTACCACCTTCAGGACGCTTGGTATCGGCGTGGCATGGAGGCGATGGGCCTTGAGCCCAAGCCCCTGCATTTCATCGTCATCTCCACTTCGATCAGTCACGACTGCGAAGTGGTCACGCTGCCCCCGCTGGTTGTGGCGGAAGGGCGGCGGCTCATGGACAAGGCGTTGGCTGACCTTCGCCTGCGTGAAGACCTCGACTGGTGGTTGCCGGACTCACACGGCGAGGTCATCGAACTTCCAGTTCCGGCGCACATTCTGGGGAGACTGTGATGGTTAGCGTAATCGCTGAGTGGCCAGCATCCAGCCCGGCACTCGACAAACTGTTTGAGGCCAAGAGCAAGGCGTTGGGAGCGTTGAAGAACGCACCCCGCACCAGCAAGTCCCACTTCGGCATGTACGCCGACTTGGCGACGGTGTTCGACACGATCCGGAAGCCGTTGTCCGACAACGGGCTGGACGTGATCCAGTGCTTCGTTCCCTACGACGAGCAGTACGTGATGCTGGTCACGACGCTGGGGCACACCAGCGGCCAGTTCATCCGTTCGTTCCTGCCGATCAAGAGCAGCCTTCAGCCGCAGCAGTTGGCTGCGACGGCGACCTACCTGAAGCGTGTGGAGTTGGCGGCGATTGTCGGCGTGGCGGCAGAGGACGAAGACGACGGCGAGACGGCCCAGCGGGCTGCGGCCCAGCAGGCTGCGACCGACACCGACCGCGTTGAGAAGGCGTTGATGAGCAAGGCCCGCGTGGCCCGCGATCAAGCCGGCATCGACGCCGTGTTGGCACAGGTCGAGCGGGGCCGGTCGGCCGGTCAGTTGGATGCCGCGACGGCCGACCGTGTCGTGACCTACGCGAAGGAAGTGGCGGCCATGCTGCCGGCGAAGACCGCCCAGAAGGTGGCGGCGACCGCCAGTTGATTCTCCCCCACAGGTGCGAGTGGCCATCGGGGCGTGCCGGCCGCCCGTCGCACCAGCCGGCACTTCAAAACACGGAGGAATCCATGACTGACGAGATGGAGAGGTACGTGTCGCTGGCTCACGGCGTGGCAGCACACGCGACGGCCGGGACGCTGGAGCCGGACACCGCCATGCGGTTCTGCCGGGCGATCCTGCCGTCGATCTTGGTGGAGTTGGACATCGCACGGCGGGTCGAGGCGAGGCTGGAGCAGATGTTCCCGGCCACCGCCGCCGTCGTCGCCGCGCCGCCAGCGCCCTGCGAGGCCACTGTGTGCAGCAGCCGTTGGGAGGGCATGTCTGCGAAGAAGGCCAAGCGGGCCATCAAGAAGGCGGCCAAGAAGTCTCGCCGCAAGAAGGGAGGGTGCGATGACCTGCCTTCGTGACTACCAGCGTCGGGCCGTCGAGCAGGTGTGTCTGGCTGCGAAGCGTGGCCAGAAGCGGGTCGTTGTCTGCCAGCCGGTTGGCAGCGGCAAGACGGAGGTGCAGGCCGAATTGTGCCGCATCGCCCGCTACCCAGTGAACGTGGTGCCGCTGGTGGACTTGATGCGGCAGAACCGCGACCGGATGGAACTGCGGCTGGGCGAGAAGGTGGACATTGAGCAGGGGGCAAACTTTGCCGAGTCCATCGAGGGGCTGCGGCGGCGGGTCATCGTCGCCAGCCGCGACTCGTTGCTGTCCCGCAGCCGCTTCAAGGCGAAAGCCTACGAGCGGACGACGCTGGTGATTGTGGACGAGTGCCACGTGGGCATCACGCCTCGCATGGAGGAGATGCTCAAGTGGTACGAGGATCGAGGGGCGACCATCGTCGGGTTCAGTGCCACGCCCTACAAGGGAAAGGGCAAGGCTCTGCGGTACTGGCCACGCCCGCAGGTCGTGTACTCGCTCTGGGACGCCATTCACGACGGCTGGCTGGTGAGCCCGACGTGCCACCTGTCTGAGGCCAAGAGTTTCGACCTGACGATGGTCGAGGACGAGGCCGGCGAGTGGGACAAGGGGCAACTGGAAGCGGTCCTCACGGCCGAGCATTTCGCTCAGGAGGTGACGAGCCTCGTCCTGTCCACGTATCGCCGCAAGCCCAGCGTGGTGTACGCCTGCAACCGCCGGCAGGCCGAACTGTTCGTGCAGATTTTTGAGCGGTACGGCGTCCGGGTCAGCCTCGTCCACTGCAAGCAGAACCCGCTGGTCCGCAAGGAGAACATGGATGCGTTCACGTCCAACGAGACGCAGATCATCGTGAACGTGGGCATCTTGGGCTACGGCTGGGACATGCCAACGCTGGAAAATGTCTACATGGCGGCGCCGACACGGTCGCTCTCGCGGTACGAGCAACGTCTCGGACGCGGCACACGCTGCCTGCCGGGCATCCTGCACCCGGAGATGAGCCGGGACGAGCGTCTGGCCGCCATCGCTGCCTCCGCGAAGCCCACGTTCCATATCTACGACATTACCGACTCGTCGCGGAACCACCAGTTGCTCAACGCACTACAGGTCTTGGACGCCAAATGCCGGCGTTCTGCGGCACGGCGTGCCCGCATGGCCGATTTGGCGGCACAGGGCGGCATAGACGCGACTGAAGCGGTAAGGCAGGCAGACCAACTCGACCTTGAGGAGTTGCAGGCCAAGACGCGGGAGATCATGGAGAAGCGGAAGCGGCTCGTTGTGGGCGTGACGTTCGACCATGCGACCCGTGACCTGTTCTCCGAGCCGGAGGAGGGCAAGAAGCGTCGTGGGTGGAGGATGCTGTACGGAAAGTACAAGGGCGAGCATCTGTCCGCCGTCCCGCAGGGCTATCTAGAGTGGGTGCTGGGCAGTCAAAAAAAGGCTACCCCTTTCACGGCGGCCGTTCGATCCGAACTGGCCCGGAGAAAGGAGGCTCCCAATGCCCAGCGCTAGGAGGACTGCGTGCCGGAAGACCGCGTCAGCCCAAGAGCGACAGGCCAGATCGGCGTGGCGAGGGCGGTCGAGCAGTTTCTACTGGCCGGCTTCTGCGTGGCTGTGCCGATGCTGGACGAGGGCTACGACCTTCTCGTCGGAGCCGGCGGCCTATGGTGGCGAGTGCAGGTCAAGACTACGTCTTCGTCCGCAGGTGGTCGTCGTCGCAACCGCATTGACATCAGCCGTTCGCGTGGGTCGCTGTACACCACAGAAATCGTGGACGCCATCGTGGCTGTCCACCTGCGGACGGGCGTCAGCATGTGCGTGCCGATGGCGGTCGCGGCTGGCAGGCGATACCTGAATTGGTCTTCTGCTAAGCAGTGGTCGGACTTCGGAAAACTCAGGAGCATCAAGACACACAAGTAGGACGGTGACAATACGAACGGCTGCGTGGGTTGGGAGAACCTACGGCACGCAGACGCATGGCTCGCTACCGGAAGGGATTGTGGTGACAGCGAGTAGGCCAGCCGCAAGCGACAGGGCCAAACCACACGGGCAGCAGGATGCTCGATAAGCAGGTCGCATGCCTCCACCCCTGCGGTACGGAGGCCACCCGGAAGCGTCCTAACGAGCAGCGGACAGGGTGGCGGCTAACTCCAGCATCACGCTGGGGATTAGTCGCCGTCCACCCATTGCGAGCCTTCAAGCAACAGACAGGGATGGTTAGTGCAGGTGGTTGGGCGCATAGATGGGCCCGAGTTCAGGAACCTGAAAGGAGTCATACATGAACGGTTTTCTCGGTCGGTCGCTGGCGAGGCTTCTCAAGGACGGCGAGGAACTGGCCGCTCCGGCGAGGGCGATTGGCGAACTGGCGTATGCCCGTCCTGCGACTGGAGAAGACGCGACCAACGTGGTCACTGGCCGGCGTGCGTTCCGGTATCAGATCGAGTTCGACAGCCTTGCCGACCTGACCATGTTTGCCGACAGCGTGCGGGAACTGGTGGACGCCGTGACCGGAGAGCGGAGGTGAGCGATGCCAAGACGCCGCTGGCTGACTTCGCTGCTGAGTTCCCGTTCTGTGCCGTGTGTTGGAACCGGGACACGCTGCACATCCACCACCTGCAACAGGGCGCAGCGAGGGTGCATGACCGGAGGAACCTGCTCCGGCTGTGCCGCTACTGCCATGAGGGGCTGCACTTCGGCGGCAAGGACGACCTCACGAAAGGGATGCTGCTCACGGCCAAGCGAGAAGTTGACGACGCCTACTACGACCCGTCGTTCTTGGCTTCGCTTCGGCACAAGCAGCATCTCGGCTACGACCCGCAGCGTTATCCGGTACGTGTCTTCGTGTTTCGCAGGCGGAACGGAATCCCACAGGAGTTAGCCCGCATGGCCATCAACAGCAGGAACAAGGGGAAGAAGGGCGAGTTGGAGGCGGCGGCCGAATGGAATCGGCTCGTCCCCAAAGCCCATGCCCGGCGGAGCCAGCAGCACAGCGGCACGGAGTCGTCCAGCGACCTCATCAGTCCGGGCACTCCGCATCTCTGGCTGGAGGTGAAGCGGGTGCAGGCGTTGAACCTGACGGCCGTCATGGAAACGTCCCGCGAACAGTGCGGCGAACTGTGCCCGGTGGTGCTGCACCGCAAGAACGACAGCGAGTGGCTGGTGACGTTCCCGTTGGAGGACATCAAGCGGTTCGTGCAACAAGTGCAGGGAGGCATGTAATGCCGGAGAACCACAGTTTCTTGATTGCCGGCGTGCGGTGGCTGTGGCGGTATGCCCGCCTCAAAGGCAACGCCGCCGGCTGGGCCCAGTGGCCGGACCCCAAGAACCCGACGCTTGCCAAGAAGGTGTTGATTGACGAGCGGCTCAGTGGGCGTGCCCGCCTCGACACGGAGATTCACGAGTACCTGCATGCGGCCAACCCCACGCTCAGCGAGGAGCATGTCACGCAGCAGGGCAAGGAGTTGAGCAGGATTCTGTGGGCTCTCGGATACAGGATCAAGGAGGGGTCGTGAAGGTCCGCTTGGAGTGGTTTGAGATCAGCCGTGCCGCCCTCGTCGGCGTGTCTCGCAACGTCGAGGCACTGCGGAAGGGGTGCGTCAACCGGATGCCGATCAACGACGAGTGGTCGATCCATATTCTCGGCGCTCTTGGAGAGTGTGCGTTTGCGAAGGCCAGCAACCGGTACTGGAACGGGAGCGTGAACACGTTCAAGGCCGGAGGCGACGTGGGCGAGACGATTCAGGTCCGCACTCGTCGCGACCACAACTGGGACTTGATCGTCAGGAACGACGACAAGAGCGACGACGTGTACGTGCTGGTGACTGGCGGGCCGCAGGAGTTTGTGGTTCGCGGCTACGTCTCCGGATCAGACGCAAAGCAGGATTGTTTCAAGGCCGATCACGGCGGGCACGGCGAGGCGTTCTTCGTGCCGCAGGACAAGTTGAGGCCGATTGCTGAGTTGACTGACACGAAAGGACAGCCATGAATGCCACGACGATGCAGACGTTCACGGGCAAACTGGTGGACCTCTCCACGTTCAACGAGGGCCACGTCCGGTTGCCGGACATTGCCCACGCCCTGTCGATCATCAACCGGTTCACCGGACACTCCAAGTGCCCGTACTCTGTGGCCCAGCACAGCGTCCTCGTCAGCCGCCTGACGTTGCCAGAGAACGCGCTGTGGGGACTGTTGCATGACGCCAGCGAGGCATATCTGGGTGACGTAGCCACGCCGCTCAAGAGAATGCTGCCGGGCTACCGGGAACTGGAGGAGCAGGTGCAGCGCACCATCGCAAGGGTGTTCCGCCTCCAGTGGCCCATCCCGGAGGACGTACACGAGGCGGACAAGCGGGCGCTGCTGGCTGAGAAGCGTGACCTGCTGACGTGTGACCACGACTGGGGGATTGACGTTGAGGCTCATTGCGGGCCCGTGAATCCCTACAACTGGGTGCAGGCGAAGAAGTTGTTTGAGGACCGGTACAAGGAGTTGGTGCCATGAAGGAAACGCAAGGTGCTGGAGTGCGGTACGAGACGGGTGCGGTGCGGTCGTCGGATGCGGAGTTGACCCGCTACGACTTGATTTCTCCGGTTGGCTTGGCGGCTGTGGCTGCGGCGTGTGCAGAGGGTGCGGCCAAGTACGGGGACTTCAACTGGGAAAAGGGGATGCCTGCGAACGACCTGCTGAACCATGCCATCCGCCATCTGTATCTGTTT